AGGGAGGTTCTAATTGGCTTTAGCAGAAATGGCAGCAGGGGCCGGCAGTCTTGCCGGCTCAATCATTACAAATATTGCAAACATGAACATGGCCAAACGACAGATGGCCTTCCAAGAACGAATGTCTTCAACGGCACACGAAAGAGAAGTAGCAGACTTACGACGTGCCGGACTCAATCCAATATTATCAGCAGCAAGAGGCGCCAGTTCTCCTCAAGGAGCTAGCGCCACACTAGAAGACTCACTTTCAAAAGGCATTAGCTCAGCTATGCAAACTAAACAAATAATGAAAGGATTAGATCAAACAGATTCACAAATCGCATTAAATGAAGCATCTAAAGGCGCTCAAGTTGCAGCAACTATGAAAGATACTGCAACAGCTAAACAAACAGCCGTACAAACTGAAATCTTAAGACAAACTGCACCCGCGGTAATTAAAAAAGCCAAACTTGATGAAATCACAGCAGAAGGACAAAAAATGCTAGATATGATTCAGCAAGGTGCAGAATCTTTAAATTCAGGAAAACAAATATTTCAAAAACGTCCACAACCAATTTACCAAAGGAGATTCTAATGAAAGTAATTCAAAAACGCCAAAACGGCTCAACACAAGTATTATCAGTCCCAGAAGGCGAATCACTCGCCCAACAACAATACAAAGACCAATGCGATGTAAATAAAATCATCGCTAAATACAAAGCCACCGGCACTCTTACTCATGTCCGTAACGCTCAACAAGGCGTTTACGCAGACCTAACAGAAATCACCGACTACCACGATGCTCTAAATAAAATACACCGAGCCAACACAGCCTTCTCAGAACTACCAGCACAACTCAGACTCAAACTAAACAACAACCCAGAAAATTTAATCAACTACCTACTTAACCCAGAAAATGATCAAGAAGCTGTTAAACTCGGACTTAAAACACCAAAAGCATCAGAACCTGCGGCACCCGCAGAACCAGAAACACCACCTACCACATGATCTGGATATGGCTAGCCTGCCTCATCCTAACGATCTATGTACTATCCTCTCATCAATCCTAAAGAACTCCTGGGAGTAATCTCCCAGGGGTAAGCCCAGCGGCCAGCGATACTTCAAGTGATGCACCAATTTCAAAAATTTACCCCCCAATCTACACAAACCTAAAAACACTAAACAAAACAAACACATCTCACTTGAAAATAAAAACACCTAAAAACCTTTACAACTGAGATATCGAATACAACATATCTCCGCGAAGGAATAATCCTTCGCAAACAACAACAGGAGCAAACATGCTACTTAAAATCTATTCAATCAGAGACTCAAAAGGCGAAATCTTTCACCCGCCTTTCTACCAAAAATCTCACGGAGAAGCAGAACGCAGCTTCCGTGAACTCACAAGAGACGAAAAATCATTCATCGCAAAATATCCCGATGATTACGATCTCTACTACCTCGGCGAATACGACGACCAAAAAGGAACATTCAACTCGCTTGACACACCACAACATGTCATCAAAGCAGTACAACTAATTCCGAACACAAATATGCAATAACGCATAAGGCCTATATGACCACTCCTTGTTGTCATATAGGCCCACTGAGATTATCATCAACAAAATAAGGAGAATCTCAAACATGAAAAAACGACCAATGAGCAAAGGCGAATCACGTCGCTCTTTCAAAAAAAATACAGGCGTTCATAAAATGAATACCCTAAACCCGCGAATCATGCGTGGTGGTATACGCCTCTAACAAAAAAAAAGGATATAAACAGTGCAATGCTTATACCCCCAATCCGTCACCTTCCTAGCAGACGGAAAGACCATAACATGGTCTAAAAAACATTATAGCCCAGAATACGCACCTTTCAAAGTACCTTGCGGCAAATGCATACAATGCAGACTCAATTACGCAAGACAATGGGCAATCAGATGCATGCACGAAGCTAAAATGCACGAAAACAACTGCTTCATAACCTTAACCTACGACGACGCTCACTTAGGTGACGGACGTCTCAATTACAAACACTTTCAAGAATTTATGTATCGACTTCGTACAAAAATCTTCAAAAACTTTATTTCACAAACCGTAGGTCTAGAATACTGGAATACGCTCTCTAAATCAGAAAAGGCAACTTTTCGTAAAGAGCATAAAACTCAACTACAAAAGAACCAAATTGGTTACTTTGTAACAGGAGAATACGGTGAAAAAACTAAAAGACCACATTGGCATGCAATTATCTTTAATTGGCAACCTAATGATCTCGAATTCAAATACACTAGCGAGAACAACGATAAAGTATATACTTCGCAAACTCTTAAAACACTATGGCCAGACGGCAATTCTGAACTCGGTTCAGTTAATTTTAACTCGGCTGGATATGTGGCTCGCTACGCGGCCAAAAAATTAGTACACGGTGACGACGGTCACGAATACGAACCCATATCAAAAAAATCTACTAAACAAGCCATAGGAAAAAAATTCCTAGAAAAATACTATAAAGACATCTTCAACCATGGCATATGCCTGCTTGAAAATGGACAATATTCACCAATTCCAAGATATTACGAAAAATGGTTACTCAAAAATCATCCTGACGAATACGTCAGATACGTAACCGAAATAAAACCAAACAAATCCCAACTAGCACAAAAAAAAGTCGAGGAGGAACTTTCAAAAATGTGCGAACAAAATTATCAAAGACACTTGCAAAAAGGCAAAGACTCACCTTTAATAACCAAACAAGAAGTACAAATCAAAATCATTGAAGAACGTTTCAAACGACTTCAATCATACCTCAAAGGAGACCTTTAAAATGCTAGGCAACAGAAAATCACAACACTCATTTGCTCAAATACCAGATATGCGTATGTCACGATCGCAATTCGATCGCTCATACACCATCAAAGATGCTTTCGACTTCGACGATATTATCCCAATCTACGTCGATGAAATCATCCCAGGCGACACACACAATTTAAATGTAAATTGCTTCGCCCGCCTAGCCACTCAAATCGTTCCAATCATGGACAACATGTACATCGATTTCTTCTTCTTCTTCGTTCCCAACAGACTTGTCTGGGACAACTGGGAGAAATTCAACGGAGCACAAGATAACCCCGCAGACTCTACAGACTTCCTAGTACCAATACTCACACCAGGCGCAGCTTTCACAATCGGCTCAATCTACGACAAAATGGGTTTACCCACTGGCGTAGCAAACGTAGCCGTAAACAATACATTACCATTGCGAGCATATTATAAAATATTCAATGACTGGTTCAGAGACCAAAACTTAGAAAACTCACTCGTCGTACCAACAGACGACGGACCAGACGTCCAAGGCGACTTCGCTATTCAAAAGCGAAACAAAAGACATGACTACTTTACTTCAGCCTTACCATGGCCACAAAAAGGAACCCCCGTCGCATTTCCATTAGCAGGAAGTGCACCGGTATGGGGTTCCGTTTCAACTCTACCTTCAGCACTCGGCGCCCAAAACGCATCGCCAGTTTGGGCATCTTACTTAGACCGAGCAACTACAGACGGTGACATTAGAGCTGTACTCTCACCGTCATTCACTACTGGCGCATTACCGCCAACACCGTCAACAGCACCAGCTAACGCAGCCATCGGCTGGCGTTCACCTATTAACGGTGGTACCGGAAATATCAACACAGCTAACCCTACTGACCTTGTCTTCTTAAACGAAGCACTATCAGTAGCATTTAGAGGAACTGCAACTGCACCATTCACAGCAGACCTCTCAAATGCAACAGCAGGCACAGTTAACGAACTACGCCAAGCAATTATGCTTCAATCATTACTAGAACTTGACGCACGCGGAGGAACTCGCTATGTCGAAATTTTACGCGCCCACTTCAATGTCGTGTCACCCGATTTCCGTCTCCAGCGCGCGGAGTACCTATCAGGCGGCTCTATACGCATAAATGCACATCCCGTAGCCCAAACAGCCATAACGTCAGGATCTAACGCCTTAGGCTCTTTGGCTGCTTATAGCACAGCAATGGCATCAAACCGTGACAACATCGGCTTCACTAAATCATTCGTAGAACACGGCTACGTAATCGGTGTCGCATGCGCACGCGCAGACATTACTTACCAACAAGGTATCAACCGTATGTGGAACCGAAGAACTCGTTACGACTTCTTCTGGCCGAAACTCCAAGAACTTGGAGAACAAACAATCCTTAACAAAGAAATCTACGCTCAGGCTACAGCCGCAGACGAAGAAGTCTTCGGCTACCAAGAGCGCTACGCAGAATACCGCTACAAACCAAGCGAAATTCACGGCGTACTACGCTCAACAGCAGCTAGCTCATTAGACGTATGGCATTTAGCTGAAGAATTCAGCGCCCTACCAGTC